TTCGTCTGTAAATGTCGTAGAAGTTGCATTTGATGTAAATGCTAATGTCGTATTGCCTGTTAGTGTTATTGTTACAACACCGGCGATCGCATTATCTATTTCTTGTAAATTGACGTTAGTAAGTTCACCCCAGGTACCCGAGTTTTCGCCAGTTGCTTGTAGGTTTAAACCTAAATTACTAAATGTACTTGCCATATTAAATTCTCCATATCACTTTTATTGTTATATTTCAATCCAATTTTGTCCTGTGATTGGATTTATAGCAGACCAGCTTTGACCTGTTGTTGGATTTATAATATTCCAGCCATATATAATAGGGCTTCCTACGCCTACTGTCAATTGATTTGAGGAAGGTATTATAACCTGATCTGTTGAAAGTATTACGTTTCCAACCCCTACCGTTACTTGATTTCCTGTAACGAAATATCTAGATTCTATGTTAACGGTACCAACATTAACTGTTACACTAGAGCCGGTAGCCGTGACTCCTAATCCTAGTGAAAAAGTAGGATCGCCAACTGCAACGCTAACTTCATTACCTGTTACATCTACAAAGTTTTTACCACTTATTTCAGCATTGCCGACTGATGTGACAACACTTGAACCTGTTGCATCAATAATAGTTGGTAATTGAATTTCAACTTGACCTGTTCCTATTTGAACACTTGATCCTGTTGCAGTAAATACTTGATCTAAACTAAATGATACTGTTCCAACGCCAACTTCTAATTCTTCACCAACAACAGCATCGGTTACTGATCCACCTGCAAGAATATTTGGACTTTGAATAAGTATATTTAATAAATTTGTATCTGCATCAACATTAGATTTTGCAGTGATAATTGCATTGCCAATTGTTAATGTTAAATTATTTCCGGTAACATCAACTGTTGCCTTACCAGCAAAGGTAATTGTTCCTGTTTGAACTTGTAAATTATTTCCGGTTAAAGCAACTTCTGCTTTACCAATTATAGAAATGGTTCCTGAATTTAATGATAGAGCATCTATTGGAACTGATTGATTCCACGCTCCTTCGCCCCACGTAACTCTGCCCCAACCTTGTGCTAGACCTACTTCAACAGTTACATCAGTAGTCTGTTGACCCCATTCGCCTTGACTCCATGGATGTATTCCCCAAGTATTATTAGCCATAATTTTTTATGGCGAACTACTACGAAATTCTTATGATCGCGCTCGTAGAATTAGCTGCTGGGAATTGAATAGTAAAGTCGCCGTTCGTTGAAGTTTTATTACCACCGAAATCTAATACCACAACTGCTTTGTTAGAATTAGTTGTGTTATAAATTAAAGCTGCTGCTGCAGTAATAGTTGCTGTTGAAAAAGTTACATCGTTAAAATCTACGAATGCAACATTCTGTGCAACTGTTGGTGAAATATTTACAAGAGTTGCTCCAGTCGCAGTATAACCTGTACCTGTTACTTCAACACTTGATCCGATTGTTGCGTTATAAACTGTAGTTGTTGCTGCTGCAAAACCTGAAACAGTATTATATAAAGCTAATTTAAATGTATCGCCTGTAGAAGCTGTAAAATCGTGAATCGCTTCAAATAATTCTTCTTTAAAACTATCTGGTACTATGTTTGCCATATTAACTCCTTAATTTTATTGTGATGGTGGATTACTTTTTAAAGGAATACGAAGTTCACCATCAACATACTCGTCTCTTCTTCTTAATCCCATTTGCTCATCACCGAAGCTTCTAACAGCTTGCTGATAAGATTGTTCATAAGTTTGTATCATATCTGCAGGACCTTTCAAGTATTTATATGTCTCTACTAAAGAACCATATAAAAGAACATCCTGTGCGTACACTGAAACATAAGTAGTTGCAGATGTAGTTGACGTTATACTAGCAGGTTGTTGATAATATGCAATATTAATTGCATAAGTTGTATTAGGGGTAGGAGCTACAAACCAAGTAGTTTCATTCCAATTGGCCCAATATCTAGGTTTTTCATAATAAGTAGAAGATAATGGAAGATTATTAAATTCTGCCATATAAGAACTATCTTTTTGTTCTAATGTAGTAAACTCTCCGTTTGGAGATATCATTTCAACATATCTAATATTTCTTAAACCCGATGGTACAGAAATAGTTGTCGTTCCTGCGGTAGTTACTGCGGATGCATATAATCTAAAAGCATCAATATTTAATTCTCTGTAAATTCTATTTTCAGTGTTTTGAACAATAACAGAAAGAGTAGAATCAGATAATCCATTACTATCTACTTCAGTGTAATTTCTAATTTGTGCTTGTAATTGTGAATATGTAAGTGCCATAATTTATATTGTCTGCGCTGTGGCAGATCCTCCGCCAATTGTAGTATTTATTGTACCTGTTCCTGATGATGCATTAAATCTATAATTGTCTAAATTAACAACAGTTATACTATATCCAGTTGACGTTGTTAAGACTGATTGTTGAAATCCTGAAGATGTTAAAAATGCATTAACCACCGTTAAATTTTGAAATTTAACTGTATCTCCAGTTGATTTACCATGACTAGGTTGATTCACTTGTATTGTAGAACTACCTGCTGTCACTTCAAAAGCATTATTAGGTAAAGCAACTGCTGCAGGCCCAACCGAAGGCTGACCTCCAAAATTTCCATTAGCACTTGCTGTAGTTTGAGCATTAATTGTATATTGATTAGTATTAACTACCGTTAATGAAAAACCAAGTGTGGTATTTAACATAGCATTAGTAAATCCATTAACTGCATTTACATTTGTAAATATAATTTGATTTCCAGTTGTTTTTTCATGACCAGGTTCATTAACTAAAATAGTAGAACTTCCTGCAATAGATAATAAAGGATTAAATGCTAATAACACAACCGATAATGGCTCTACACGATCTGGTCGTGCGTTGAGTAATCCTTGTGGATCGTTGCCTGGTACTTTTGGTTCTAATTGAGGTTGTTTAGATTCGTATTCTGAAGTATGAACAAAGGATCCATTCCATTCAGTAACCATTTCGTCATACGGGAATCGTTGGCCAGATCGATCTGATATGGCGTAAGACTTCTTACCTGTAGCAAAGGTTGTCATTATACACCATCTCCATAAAATGTTTTCGGTGATATAAATAAAGACGTTCTTTGTCCATCTTCTTGTAAAGCTCTTTGTAGTTCATCTTCATAAACTAATTTTAACATTTCAGTTTTTTCTGGTTTGTAAGTAATACTTAAATAATAAGCAAGACCTGAAGTTAAACATGGTAAAAATCTAAATACAACATCTGGAGTGTTTGTATATTTTCCAGCATCTTCAATTCTTGCAAGATAATAAAATCTTAATTGATAATTGCTTGGTGTGCTTTGACTAGAAAATCCAGATCCTGGTGTTTGATATAAAAATATACTTGGGCTGTATGTTCTTTGTACGTAATATTGAGAAGGTGTTCCTTGTGATAATTTATTTGGTAAAGCTGCATAAGCAGATCTATCTATTTTAGTTAATGAAGTATCTGTGGGTAGTGAAGCATTGGGTGAAGTATTATTTCTAATATATGCTTCTAATACATCGTTAATATCATTTGGGTAATTTGTTGGATCAATAGTATAACTATACTCAGCTTGTCCTAATACTAATGGAATTGTAGCTAATTTTACCTTCCATAAATGTACACCTCTATTATCCCACTCTGATAATAAAATATTAAGATTTCTTCTTGCTGCTTTTAAATGATAACCAGTTCTAGTTCCTCCAATACCTACACGTCCATAAGCTTCATCAAAAAGCTCATCTAGTTCAAGATTGAAACTTGTAGTTCCGGAAGTAGTCATCTACTCTCCTACTTATCTATGAATAGCGTAATACTTAATGCACTACTATTAGCAGTTACACCAATACCGTCAACAATTGCTGTTCCGTTTCTTGTGGCATATAAAACACCATCTTCAGGAATGTTTAAAGTTTCAGTTTGATTAGCAGCAACTTGAATTGGAATATAAACTTGCGTGTTAGTAGAAGAACTAACAGTTGTAGTATTTACTAAACCATTAATAATTGCTGTTCCTGAACTTCCTGTTGATTGAATCATGTAACCACGAAGTCTTGTAGGTCCTGTAAAAAGAACTGCGTTTGTAGAACTTGTAACGACTGGTTTTACATCACTTTTGTAACTCATTTTATCTCCTTGTATTAAGGAGCTCCGAAGAGCTCCTTAAATTAATTTATTATAGCGACTGTGATTCGCCTGGTTGAGCGTTATCTACAATTGTATATGTAAATACTCCTGTAACTGTTCCAGTTCCAGCAGTTGCTCCAACAGAAGCTGCTACAGTAGCGTTAGCTGGTATACCACCTGCTATTACTAATGCACCATCTGCACCTTTGATTGATCCTTTTGTAACCGAAGCTACTTCATTAAAAAAACCATCAACGTCAGCTGTTGTTCCAATATCTACAGTTGAACTCGCACCTGATGATGCTACGACTACTGTAAAAGAAATTGGTATAGCACCTTTTGGTAGAATAAATGTAGCACCAGCTGATGCTGATGTACCAATTCTAACTGGTGTAAAAGAAGCTGCGGCTGCTGCAGCATCAAATGAAATTACTTCAGATAATACTACAACACCTGGTGTTGTTACTGATTTGTCTTGTCCTCCGTATGATCTTACGATCCCTTGGAATGATGTTGTTGCCATAAGTTTATTCTCCTAGTTATTCCAATCTAGTCTCTAGGCCGTCGACTATACGCGTCTAGATCAGAAGTTAATGTATAGTTCTATAAATATAGCTTAATTTTTTAAAAAGAGCAAGAGGTG